GGCGAGAAGATGCGTAAGGTAGGTTCTAAAGGTGCACCTACTGCAAAGGCATTTAAACAATCAGCAAAGACAGCTAAAAAGAAATGATTAAGAAAGGCAAAGAAACGTTCTCTGGTTTTAACAAACCTAAACGCACACCAAGCCACCCTACTAAATCACACGCTGTTTTAGCAAAAGAAGGTGACAAAGAAAAACTTATACGTTTTGGACAAAAAGGTGTAAGTGGTGACAAAACAGATACAGCAAGAGCTAAATCATTTAAGGCACGACACGCTAAAAATATCGCTAAAGGCAAAATGTCTGCAGCATATTGGGCAAACAAAGTAAAGTGGTAATTTAACAACTAGGAGGCGATGACCCTATATGGAGTCGCAAAAAACTTTAGACACTGGGTATAGACCACGAGTCCCCCAAAAATTGATTCACCAAGCAGTAAAAGATAATAGGTTTGTGGTAGTGGTAGCACACAGACGTATGGGTAAAACTGTATCAGCGATTAACCAGCTGATCCATAGTGCACTTACCTGCACAAAAAAAGACCCTAGATACGCATATGTAGCTCCAACCTATAACCAATCTAAACGTATTGCATGGGATTACCTTGTTAATTACACACGCCCTTTAGGTGCAAAAGTAAACATTGCCGAACTTCGTGTAGACTTTATGGGTAGACGTATCTCACTTTATGGTGCAGATAACCCAGACTCTCTTCGTGGTATTTACCTCGATGGAGCAGTTATAGACGAAGTAGGTAACATAAATCCATCTGTCTTCAGTGACATTATCAGACCTGCGTTAACAGACCGACTAGGTTTCTGTGTTGCAATGGGCACACCCAAAGGCAACAATCACTTCAGGGGTCTACGAGATCGTGCTGCTGAAGGACAAGGATGGAAATTACTAGAGTTTAAATCTAGTGACACCAAGCTACTAAACGAACAAGAACTTACAGCTGCTCGTCTTGAAATGGGCGAAGATAAGTTTATGCAAGAGTTTGAGTGTTCTTTCAATGCTCCTGTAGAAGGATCATTTTACTCTAAACTAATTAATGAAATAGAAGAGAAAGCACACATTACAGAGATTCCTCGTGATGACTTGTGCCGTAGTTATACCTCTTGGGACTTGGGCATTTCTGACTCTACATCTATTTGGGTAGCACAACTTACAGGTAAAGAAATACGTCTTATTGACTACATGGAAAATCATGGTCAAGGATTAGACTATTATGTGACATGGTTGCGAGATAACGACTATGCACACTTTACACACATATTGCCACATGACGTAGAAGTAAGAGAATTAGGTACTGGTAAATCTCGTAAGGAGACACTAGAAGATGCAGGATTATCAATTGTTACTGCTCCTCGCCTTAATGTTATGGATGGCATACAAGCAGTTAGACGAATAATACCTAGATGTTGGTTTGATCCTAAAACAAAACAAGGTCTAGATGCACTACGCAACTATCGTAGACACTATGATGAGAAGCGTGCAGTTTTCCACGATAGACCACTACATGATTGGTCATCACATGCTGCAGACTCGTTTAGATATCTAGCTACAGGATTAGATGAGAGTCCAGCTGAAGAGTGGAATAAACCTATTAACGTAAATACTAAATGGATAGTTTAATGGATATTAACAAATTAAAAAGCATTGTCGAGTCTGAAATTGATGATTCTATTGGCTATGTCGAAACCGACACAGTTGCAGAACGTCAACAAGCACTTGAATACTATCTTCGTGAGCCATATGGTAACGAAGTAGAAGGCAAATCACAAATTGTTACTGGTGAAGTAGCAGAAGTTGTAGATGGAGCTTTGCCTCAACTTATTCGTGTATTCACTTCTACAGACGGTGTTGTTGAATTCCAACCTACTAACAATGGTGACGAACCTTTTGCACAACAAGCAACAGAATATTGTAACTGGGTATTCTACAGACAAAACGATGGCTTCTTAATTTTACACAATTGGTTTAAAGACGCACTTCTACAAAAGACTGGTATTGTAAAGGCATACTGGGATGAAAAAGTAGACGTTACAAAAGAAAAATACGAATCACTTACAGACGATGAGCTCATGATGCTCATGCAAGATGATGATTTAGAAATCGTAGAACAAGAAACAGAAGAAGAAATAGAAGAAATTACTGACCCAATGACTGGTCAAGTCTTCCAAAATGTCAAACGTGAACACGAAGTTAAGATCAAACGCACTAAAAAAGAAGGTAAAGTGGTCGTAGAAAACGTACCACCAGAAGAATTCCTTATTTCTAAACGTGCTAGAACCATTCAAGACTCACCATTTGTAGCACATCGTAGAATGTTGACTCGTTCAGAGCTAGTTGCTATGGGTTTTGATAAAAAATTAGTAGATTCTTTAGAATCTGGTGATACTTTAGAGTTTAGTCCAGACAGAATTGCTCGTTATTCACAAGGCGAACAACCAAATAGCATGGGTTCTCAAGACCAATCTATGGAAGTTGTAGAAGTTTACGAATGTTACATCAAAGTAGACTACAATAATGACGGTATTGCTGAATTAAGACGCATTGTATACGCTTCTAATGAGATTTTAGAAGATGAAGAGTGTGATTATGTACCATTCCACTCACTTTGCCCAATTCCAATCCCACATAAATTCTACGGACAGTCTTTAGCTGATCGTGCACTCGATTTACAGCTTATTAAATCTACTGTTTTACGTCAAATGTTGGATAACCTCTATTTAACTAACAATTATCGTGTTGGTGCAGTAGAAGGACAAGTAAATCTTGATGATTTATTGACATCTACAGCTGGTGGCGTTGTAAGATTGAAGAATCCTAACGCTTTAGTACCATTAACTGTAGCTTCTACAACACAAGGCTCATTCCCAATGCTTGAATACCTAGATGGCGTACAAGCAAGACGTACAGGTGTATCAGATTCACAAAATGGTATTGATCCTAACATACTACAAAACGTAACAGCTGCTGCTGTGTCAGCAATGTCACAAGCAAGTGCAGGAAAGCTTGAATTAATAGCTCGTATCTTTGCAGAAACAGGCGTTAAATCGCTTTTCAAAGGAATCCTTACCTTACTATGCAAATATCAAGATAAAGAGCAATTGGTGCGTTTAAATGGTAAATATGTATCATTTAATCCTCGTGAGTGGAGCAACCAATACAATGTATCTATTAACGTAGGTTTAGGTACAGGTACACGTCAAGAACAATTAACAACAATGCAAATGATCTTGCAAAAACAAGAGCAAATCATTCAGCAATATGGTTTATCTAATCCATTAGTGAACTTAATGCAATATCGTAACACATTAGCCAAGTTTATTAACACGGCTGGCTTTAAAGATGCTGCACAATTCATGAATGAGATTACACCAGAGCAAAACGAAATCTTGTCACAACCTCAACCAGAAAAACCAGATGCAAATGTACAAGCTACAGAACTTCTTGTACAGGTTGAACGTGAAAAAGCACAACTTAAAGCACAAACTGACGCTGCTAAACTTGATTTAGAACGTGAGCAAATGCAATTAGAGAATGCTCGTAAAGCATTAGAACTTCAACAACAAGAACTAAAACAAAACACTGAATTAGCTCTTAAACAATTGAAGATTGAAACTGATGCTGCTAATCAAGCTGAAAAAACAAGAAGCGAACAGACAAAAACTATCGTAGATTCTTTAGATAAAATTAACAACATGACACAAGGTATGAACAATGTCCAATAAGGTAGACGCTATTACTGGCATACTGAATGACGAACATTTTCAATCTGTAATTAAAGAACTACAACAAAACCAATTACAAACTATCATGTACTCAAATCAAAATGAGTCTGATATTAGAGAACAAGCCTATCAAAGATTAGCTTGTTATAACGAACTTATGTCTTACTTGGAATCAATCGCTAAAACTGGCGAAATTAAAAGTAAAGCATGGAAGATATTTTAGACATTTCTAAAATGGGTAACCTCCCCTAGAGGATTATAGGAAATAAAAATGAGTGAAACAACCATGACTCCAGAAGATTCTGGAAGTGGCGAGCTTACAGTAAATCAAGCAGCCAATGCTTTTGAAGGTTTAATGAACACCCCAGCAAACTCGGAAGAGCAATTAGCAGGTGAACAACAAGCTGAACAAACAGAGGCTCAAGAAGCAGAGCCACAACAAGAAGCTGAAGCAACTGACGAAGCTGAAGAAGTAGTTGAGGAAGAAGCTGAAGAACAAGAAGAAACCGAAGTTGAAGAAGAGGAACAACCCCAGACTTTTAAAGTAAAGGCGGCTGGGGAAGAAAAAGATGTCACCCTCGATGAATTAATTAAAGGTTATCAACTTGGTGCTGATTACACTAAAAAGACCACAGAGGTAGCTGAACAACGTAAAGCTGTTGAGGCTGAACGTAAGGCTATTGAGGAGGCAAAGTATGCTCGTGATACATATGCTCAACGTTTGCAAGCTATAGAAGAATTTATAGTTTCACAAACGCCAAATGAGGACTTAAATGCCCTTAAAGAAAACGACCCTATAGGATATGCTGTTAAAGTCGCTGAACTTTCTGAAAGGAAAGAACAACTCGCTGCTATAAGAGCAGAGCAAGACAGAATTGCACAATTGCAACAATCTGAAACTGCTCGTGCCATGCAAGAAAGAGTTGCACAGGAAGCACAAAAATTAACGCAAGTCTTACCAGAGTTTTCAGACCCTGCTAAAGGCGAAAACCTCCGTAATGAGATTCGCAATTATGGCAAATCGCTTGGATTTTCAGATGCAGAATTATCTAGCGTCTATGATTCTAGGCACGTTATTACTCTACACAAGGCGATGATGTATGACAAGCTTCAAAAGTCAAAACCTGCTGTAACAAAGAAAGTTTCTGAAGCACCAAAGATGCTTAAGGCTGGATCTGCTACAAGTAATAACAATACAGAAACAATTAAAAAACAGAAAGCACAGTTGCGTAACAGCGGACATGTCCGTGACGCAGCAGCTTTATTTGAACAATTTTTATAAGAAAGAAGAATAAAACATGGCAACATATCAAACCTATACCGCTATAGGTCAACGTGAGGATTTAACAGACGTTATCTATAACATTTCTCCAACAGAAACACCATTTATGTCATCAGTTGGCAAAACAAAAGCTACTGGTGTTCTCCATGAGTGGCAAACAGACAGCCTAGCAGCTGTTAATGGTTCTAACGCTGCAGTTGAAGGTGCAACAGCATCTGATGCAACATTATCACCAACAACACGTCTTGGCAACCGTACACAAATCTCACAAAAAACTGTGAAGATTGCTGGTACTCTTGAAGCAGTAAACAAAGCTGGTCGTAAATCTGAAAAGGCTTACCAATTAGCTAAAGCTTCTGCTGAAATCAAACGTGACATGGAATTCATCCTTTTAAGCAACCAATTAAATGCAGCTGGTAACGCTACAACTGCTCGTACATTAGGTGGCTTACAAGCATGGTTATCTTCAAACAAATCACTAGGTACTAACGGTACTGCTGGTTCTGGTGGTACAACTGCTCGTGTTTCTGGTACAGACCGTACTTTTGAAGAATCACAATTAAAATCAGTTGTAAAATCATGCTTCACAAACGGTGGCAATCCTAAAGTGTTAATGGTAACACCAACACAAAAACAAGTAGTTTCTGGTTTTGCTGGTATTGCTGCACAACGTTACATGGCTCCATCTGACAAAGCTACAACAATTATTGGTGCTGCTGATGTTTATTTATCAGACTTTGGTAGCATTTCTGTTGTTCCTAACCGTTTCATTCCAGCAGATTCTGGTGATGGCGGTGAAGTAGCGTTTGTTCTTGATCCAGAGTACGCAGCAATTGCATACTTACGACCATTTGCTACAAACGAATTAGCAAAAACTGGTGACGCTGATGTAACTCAACTTTTAGTAGAATACACACTAGAAGTTAAGAACGAAGCTGCTCACGGTATTATTGCTGACTTGGCAGAGTAGTAGAAAGTTTAATGGACTTTTATCCATTATTGAATGCAGAGGTGATGGGGCATACCTACACCTCTGTTATTCTTTTTGTATTTACATTTTAATATATTTGCCTGTAAAAATTGTTTTCACTAAAATCACAGGTAAAAGGTAAATGAATGAAACCAACAACATTTAGAACATCTGTAGCACATGCAACAGACGAAGGTTTAGTGATTGAAACTAGACAAGACATCAGCGATATTTTAGAAGCAAATTTAGCTGAACGTAATTTAAAAGATAAACATACACGATGGGGTGATGATTTATTTGATAATAAAATAGCATCTATACCACTTACAGTTATTGATGACCTTAACAAACAAGGTGTCATGCGTGGTTTTCATATTTTAGATAATAAACGCTTCAAAGAATTTTTAAATAATCCAGATAATAAAGTGTTTAGAACACGAGAAGGTAGAATCTAATGGCTTTTACTAATTATACAGATCTTAAGGCTACAGTAGCTGACTACTTGGCTCGTAGTGACTTAACAACACAAATACCAGACTTTATCCAATTAGCTGAAAATAGATTAAGACGTGATATTCGTACAAGATTTATGCTTAAAGTTGTCACTACTACAACGACAGCTGGAGATAAAACAGTTGCATTACCAAGCGACTTTTTAGCTATGCGTGGATTATATTTACAAACCACACCAGTATCTACTATTGAGTATTTAAGTAATCCAAGTTTTTTTGCTAATGCTAGAACAACAGACTCTGGTGTACCTACAAAATATACTGTATTAGCATCAGAATTTCAATTTGCACCTATTCCAGATTCAGCATACACATTAAATATGCTTTATTATGCAGCACCTGCATATTTAAGCTCAACAAATTCATCTAATGTATTCTTGGCTAATTGCCCAGATCTATTATTATATGCAGCATTAGGTGAAGCAGAGCCATATCTTATGAATGACGCAAGAGTGCAAACTTGGGCTGCATTATACGATAGAGGTGTAAATTCATTAACAGCAGCAGATGATTCTAGTGAATACACTGGCAATCTTTCAATTACAACAGCATAAGGAAAAATCATGGCAGAAATGAGTAATTATTTAGAGAACGCACTTATCAATGCGACTCTACGCAACACATCATACACATCACCAGCAACAGTTTATGTAGGTTTATTTACATCTGATCCTACAGACGCAGGTAGTGGTACAGAAGTATCTGGTGGTTCATACGCTAGAACAGCAGTTACATTTGGAGCACCATCAGGTGGTGTATCTACAAACTCTGCTGACGTTACTTTCCCAACAGCAACAGGTTCATGGGGAACTGTAGGCTGGATCGGTATTCATGATGCTTCTACATCAGGTAACTTACTTTACCATACAGCATTAGATACAGCTAAAACTATTGATAGTGGTGATATCTTCAAGATTACTACTGGCAACCTTTCTGTGACTCTTGCCTAGTTGTTCTCAAAACAAGAACAATTGTAACTAAAAGGAGAACACATGGCATTAGTCGTCAAAGATAGGGTACAGGAAACTTCTACTACCACAGGCACAGGTACGTTTACGCTTGCTGGTGCAGTTACTGGCTTTCAGTCATTCTCTGTTATCGGTAATGGTAATACTACTTACTATGCTACAGTTTGCTGCTTCTAATGGCTTATTTGCAAATGCTAAAACAGTTTCAACTAATTACACAATACCTACAGACTATAACGCATCATCAACAGGTCCAGTTACAGTCGCAAGTGGTATATCAGTCACTATTCCAAGTGGCTCAAGATGGGTGGTACTATAAATGGCAAGTATAATTAACGCAGGAACAACATCAAACACAGCACTTAACATGAGTGCTGATACAAGTGGCACATTAGATTTACAGTCTAATGGTACAACAATGGCTTCTGTAACATCTACAGGGTTTAATATTGGTGGTGCTGTAGCTTCAGGTTATACCATGAAGAATAGAATTATTAATGGGGATATGCAAATCTCACAAAGAGGAACGTCTTTTACAGTTGACGGTGCACAAATATATAGCCTAGATAGATGGCAAGTAGAAGATGCCACTGATGGAGTTTTTACTGTAACTCAATCTTCTGATGCTCCTGATGGGTTTATTAATTCATTATTAGTAACTGTAACAACTGCTGATGCAAGTATTGGAGCATCTCAATTAGCATTGGTTAGACAAAGAATTGAAGGTTTAAATGCTACGGATTTAGCTTGGGGAACTGCTAACGCTAAAACAGTTACATTATCTTTTTGGGTAAGAAGTTCTTTAACAGGAACTTTTGGTGGAACAATTTTAAATTCTGCTGCAAACAGGTCATATCCATATACTTATACAATTTCTTCTGCAAATACATGGGAGAAGAAATCAATAACTATTGCTGGAGATACTACAGGAACTTGGTTATATGACAATAATACTTTTGCTCAAGTAGATTTTAGTATGGCTGCTGGTTCTACTTATTTAGGAACAGCTAATACATGGTCAGGAACTGCATATTTAGGGGTAACTGGTCAAACACAAATAATGTCAACTTTAAATGCTACATGGCAAATTACAGGCGTTCAGTTAGAAAGAGGTTCACAAGCTACTTCTTTTGAGTGGTTGCCTTATGGAACAGAGTTAGCGTTATGTCAGAGGTATTATGAGCAAACCATTCTTGGAAATATGCAAATACCTAATGGTTCAGGTTCTGCTATGATTAATCCAATCTCATTTCACGTTACTAAAAGAGTTCAACCAACAATGGCTACTATTACTGCTGCAACATTATTTAGTGCAGGAAGTACTGGATTAAATGGAGTAAGTGTAGATGGATTTGGATTGCAATTTGTAAATAGTTCAGGAACAAATAATTATTTTACAAACTCACCTGTTTATTCAGCAAGTGCGGAGTTATAAATGTATAAATTATTCAATGCTTTAAATGGACAAGAATTTGTTATTAGATTACTAGACGGTGCTATGATTCCATTTGACCCAGCAAATTCTGATTACCAACAATATTTAAAATGGCTTTCAGAAGGCAACACACCTGAACCAGCAGAGGAAACAGTATAATGGCATCTATTTCAGTCGCAGGCGATACATCAG